AGCGTAGACTTACTTTAGCGAAGAAGAAGCTGGACGCCTTAGAGCCTACTAAAGAGCTTAGTACAGCTAACCTCGATTTCTCCGTTATTGAGAGCCAAAAGCAGACGAAGGAGGTGGTCTTTTCTCCCAACGCTGGGCCGCAGACAGAGTTCCTGGCTGCTAGTGAACGAGAGGTGCTATATGGTGGCGCTGCGGGTGGTGGCAAATCATTTGGACTACTTGCTGACCCTATGCGGTACTTTGATAATCCTAATTTTAGTGGACTAATACTTAGGAGAACTAACGATGAACTGCGGGAATTAATTTGGAAATCACAAGAATTATACCTCAAAGCCTTTAAGGGAGCTAAGTGGGGCGAGAAGAAATCTCAGTGGACGTTCCCAAGTGGTGCAAAACTATGGTTTAGCTACTTAGACAGGGACCAAGACGTTCTTCGTTATCAGGGACAATCCTTTAGTTACATAGCTGTAGATGAATTGACTCAGTACCCCTCAGAATTTTGCTGGAATTATTTAAGAAGTCGCTTGAGAACTACCGATCCAACTCTACCAATCCACATGAGGGCCACTACAAACCCCGGCGGAATTGGGCATGGATGGGTAAAACGTGCCTTTATTGACCCCTCTCCAGCCAACACAAAGTTTGTAGCTAAAGACATACAAACTGGTAACGACCTAGTTTACCCAGACGGACATGAGAAAGCTGGGGAGCCACTGTTCTACAGAAGGTTCATACCAGCCAGCCTTAAAGATAACCCCTACTTGATGGAGGGCGGTCAGTATGAGGCCAACCTATTATCCTTACCCGAAATGCAGAGGAGACAGCTTCTTGAAGGTGATTGGGCAGTTGCAGATGGTGCAGCGTTTTCTGAGTTTAGACAATCTAAGCACGTTATTGAACCGTTTGATATACCGGGTAATTGGCGCAGGTTTCGTTCATGTGACTACGGATATAGCTCTTATAGTGCTGTTCACTGGTTTGCTATCGACCCAAACTATAGCACCTTAATAAACTACCGAGAGCTATATCTGTCTAAGCATACAGGCAGAGACCTGGCTAAAGCTATTATTGCGGCTGAAGGCGAGGATAAAATCGACTACGGGGTCTTAGACAGTAGTTGTTGGCACAACCGAGGTCAGCTTGGGCCATCCATAGCTGAAGAGATGATCTCACAAGGCACACGCTGGCGTCCTAGTGACCGTACCAACGGTGCAAGGGTAGCTGGTAAGAACCGCTTCCATGAAGTTCTCAAGGTAGATGAGGTCACTGGTATACCCGGCATTCAGTTCTTTAATACATGCCGACAGATAATAGCAGATTTACCTGTAATCCCTTCTGACCCCAGAGGCTCTGATGACATCGATCCTAGATATGCCACAGACCATGCCTACGACAGCGTCCGTTACGCCGTCATGAGCCGCCCTAGAGCCTTTTCACCCTTCGAACTGGGCCAAGGGCTAAATCAACAAGCTTGGCGTCCTGCTGACTCAACATTTGGATACTAAAACATGGCCTTAATGGAAAAACCCCTTCCTGAAGACGTTACAGATTCTGACATTGCAATACCCTTGACTGAAGACGGGGATGTCGAGGAAGAGAACCAGAGCTATTCTGGTGCAGTATCCTTCATTAAGTCCCAATACAGGCGCTCAAAAGACGCCCGACTATCAGACGAAGAGCGTTGGCTAGACGCCTATCGCAATTACAGAGGTATTTACTCCTCTGCGGTACAGTTTACCGAGACTGAGAAGTCAAAAGCCTTCATTAAGGTCACCAAAACCAAAGTCTTGGCTGCATACGCCCAAGTTGTAGACGTTTTGTTTGCTGGATCGAAGTTCCCGATTGGTATTGAGGCGCGACAGTTCCCTAATAACGTAGCTGATGCCGTATCCTTTGATCCCACCTCCCTGACTACAGAGAATGTTAAAGAAAAGACCGGAGTAGACTATACACCAAAGGCTTCCATAGTACGTCCCGACATTGCTAGAGAATTAGGTCTGTTTAAAAACGATCTTATAGAGGTTGAAGACCAGTTAGAGCTAGGTGTAGGCAAAACACCGGAGTCCATCACCTATGAGCCAGCCAAACGTGCCGCTCAGAAGATGGAAAAGATGATGCACGACCAATTAGAAGAGACTGATGCTTCTAAACACCTAAGATCAGTAGCTTTTGAGTGTGGTCTCTTTGGTACAGGCATATTTAAAGGCCCATTTGCTCATGATAAGGAATATCCGCGCTGGGATGAGGACGGGAACTACACTCCTATCTTCGAAACCGTGCCTAAGATGGAATATGTAAGCATTTGGGACTTTTACCCTGATCCAGACGCCCGAAACATGGGTGAAGCTGAGTTTACTATCCAAAGACACCGTTTAAACCGTACGCAATTGCGTAATTTAAAGAAAAGGCCGCATTTTAGGGACGAAAGCATAGAATTAGCCTTAGAATACGGTGCAGACTACACCAGAGAGTACTGGGAAGACGCTTTAGAGGACGATTCAGTCAATTCTGACATGGATAGGTACGAAGTTCTTGAGTATTGGGGCATTTTGGACACCGAATTAGCCGAAGAAGCTGATATTGAGTTACCTAAAGAATTGGCTGAAAAAGACGAAATACAGGTCAATATATGGGTTTGTAACGGCCAAATCCTCCGTTTAGTGCTAAATCCCTTCACTCCTAGCCGTATTCCTTACTTATCAGTGCCATATGAGCTAAATCCGTATTCATTCTTTGGTATTGGCGTTGCAGAGAATATGGAAGACACCCAGCTTCTCATGAACGGCTTTATGCGTATGGCTGTAGATAACGGCGCATTATCTGGTAACCTTTTGATAGAAATAGATGAAACAAACTTAGTGCCGGGTCAGGATTTGTCCGTTTACCCTGGTAAGGTCTTTAGACGCCAAGCAGGTCAAATTGGCGCTGCAATACATGGCACTAAGTTCCCGAACGTATCCCAAGAGCTTCTTATGATGTTTGACAAGAGCCGACAGCTTGCAGATGAAGCTACAGGCATTCCTTCATACTCACACGGCTCTGGTGCAGTTGGTGGGGCAGGAAGAACTGCATCTGGCATGTCCATGCTTATGGGTGCGGCGGCACAGAACATTAAAGCAGTTGTCCGTAACATTGATGACTATTTACTGGCTCCACTAGGGTCCTCTCTATTCCGCTTCAACATGCAGTTTAATTTTGACAAAGAATTTATTGGAGACCTAGACGTTAAGGCCCGTGGCACGGAAAGCCTGATGCGGAATGAAGTTCGCAGCCAGCGTTTGCTACAGTTCATGCAGATGACCGCTAACCCTGCGATGGCTCCCTTTGTTAAGTACGATTACATCCTGCGTGAGCTTGCGTCTTCAATGGACCTTGATGAAGATAAGATACTTAACGATCCACGCGAAGCAGCTATTCAACAAAAAATGATGGCGGAAATACAAGCCCTCATGCCTGAGCAACCTGCACCCCCTCCTGAAGGTGGCCCACCCGGCGCACCCGGTCCTCAAGACCCAACAGGTAATGGTAATGGAAACATAGCTCCCGGCGCAGCCCCTGAACCAGATGCTCCCGGCTTCACAGGTGCTGGTGGTGGTGACAATGGAGGGCAACCCGCTGCACCCCCTCAAGGAGTAGTGCAGTAAATGGATAAAGAATTTTACCGGGCTATGCTGGCGTTTGTTAACGACAAGAAGCAAATGTCTCTCTTACTGGAATACACTTTGGCTAAGATAGATGTGCTGCATCAGCAGTTAGAGACTACTAAGGACCACAGCCGCGTCTTAGAAATCCAAGGCTCTATACAGGAACTTCGCCGCTTTAGAACTTTACGCGATGAAGTCCTTGCAGGAGCTAAATAATGGACGCAATCACCCGCCATCACTTTAGGAATATTGCGGAAGGTAACACCGTTGAAAATGAAGACGGGAGCCTCTCAACAGTTAGAACAATAGGAATAGAGATTAATGGGCGTGAGGTTCTTATACCAACCGTTTGGAACGGAGAAATCGTTAGTGATAAAAAAGCTAAAGCTAACGCGCTAGACAGTGGGATAGATTGGCCCAGCGCAGATGCCACTACCGAGGGTAGGCAAGCTTTAAACGATTTCGATACAGAAATACATAAAGACATGAGTGACCAAACGACTGTCGAAGAAGCCCTAGAAAAGTTAAAAGTTGCCGATAGAAATAAAGACGTAGAAGTTACTCTTCCTGCCGATGCTTCCCTGATGGACCCTATTTACCTTGGTCTGCCACAAGGCACAGTTATTGAAGATCGTGGCCCCGGAATTGTTTTAACGGGTGAGACTTTCCCTGACGGCTCTCCAATGTGGGAAGCTGTACCAGAGGAGGAAACGATATCTAAGTTAGCTCCAGCTACAAGTCTACGTCCCCCTGAAAAACCTTCTCCTGAGTACTTTGCAGAACAAGAGAAACAGCAATTTGAAGACTACAAGTTGCAGCTACAATCTGAGGCTTATCAAGAAAATCTTTTGGCTGAAAAAGATAAACGGGAGTTCGATGAGCATAAGGCGCAGATGCAGTACGAAGAATACGTCAGAGTTTTTGGAGAAGATGATCCAACCACCCAACTTGCAAAAAACGAATTTGCACCCGGTGGATTAGCAACTGCCCGAAAAGGCATCACAACGGAAGAGGGCAGAGATATGGCAAATAAAAAATATCAGCGGGACGATAAGGACGCTGACACTAATAAGGATGGCACCGTTTCAACCCGCGAAGGTGTAATTGAAGATGCGAAAAAAAAGAATGAGATCGTAGAGATGTCTCACGGCGGAATGATGAGCGGCCTAATGGGCGGAATGATGGGATACGATGAAGTCTCTGGTAACCCTATCCCTATCGGGTCCAACCCTGAGAATGTTCGTGATGACATTGATGCCAAGCTTTCCACTGATGAGTATGTGATGCCAGCCCACGTTGTTAAATGGCACGGCCTGAAACAAATCCAGATGATGCAAGCTGAAGCCGAGATGGGTCTTATGTCTATGCAGATGGACGGCTTAATTCAAAGTGAAGATACTCCTGAAGCCGAAGAGGTTGAGGAAGAAGAAATCGAAGAGTCCGATGAGGACATCGATGTAGAAGTCGCTACTTTTAAAGTAGACGATAAATTGGATGACTCTGATGAGATTATTGAGATTTCACCGAGGATATCAGACATGCCGCTAATGCAAAAAAACAAATATTCATTCGCGGTTTAACTTGGACACCCAGCTAGTCTGGACCCAGAAGAGGTACTAATGAGTAATACAAAATATAGACGCGCTGCTGATGAAGATACTGAATTATCATACGCAGAAGAAATGGCACAAGCATCCGCTGAACCTCAGTTAGATGCTGAAGAGGAATCCTACAAGAAACGCTACCAGGATATCCAGCGCCACATCCAAACGGTTCGAAATCAAAAGGATGAAGAGATTTCACAAGTCCAGAAACAATTGGACGTTGCCACTAGGAAACAGATTAAGTTTCCAAAGACAGATCAAGAAGTTGAAGCTTGGGCAAACCGTTACCCAGATGTTGCCAAAATCGTTGATACAATTGCTACTAAGAGAGCTAACGAAGTCTTAGCGAAGGGCGAGGCACGTTTAGAGCAAGTAGAGAAGTTTGAGCAAAGCATAAACCGTAAGGGCGCTGAAAACCAATTACTGGAAATGCACCCCGACTTTGCAGCCATCCGCGCTGACCCTAAGTTCCATGAGTGGGTTTCTATGCAGCCTTCTGCTATGCAAGACAGCGTCTACAAGAATAACACAGACGCAACGTGGGCCTCTCGTACAATCGACTTGTATAAGTCTGATAAAGGGAGCCGTAAGAGTACACGCTCCGCAGCACAGTCAGTAGGACGTACTTCTGCCTCTACGCCCAGCGCAGTAGGTAAGATAGCCTTTTCAGAGAGCATGGTAAATAAAATGTCGATCCAAGAGTTCGAGTCTAACGAGAAAGCTATTGATGCTTCCCGTGCGGCGGGTACTTTTAGTTATGATGTTTCAGGAGCCGCTCGTTAACTCTTAACAAAGTAATCAACTATTGCTTTAACTAATTCGATGTGTTATAATGAAAGCATTGAATAACAACGGTTTAGGACACTTCTTAGTATACCTTAAACCACCCGATCCAGATAATACTACAAAGTCCACCAGCAAGTTTGGAACCGTTTCGGCGCTACTCTAAATAAACTGACACTATTGTTCATTGTCTGATTTAGCTGCTTCTAGCTTTTCAATCCCACTTAATAAAGAGCCGAGTAAATTCGGATACCTCGATAGGTGTGTATTCTGCGTAGAAGTAAATCCCCAGCCATTTCATTCAAAGGAAAAACTAATGGCATTTCAATCAGCACCCGGTCACGGGTCATTACCAAACGGTAACTTCAGCAGTGTTATTTATAGCAAAAAAACTCAAAGTGCTTTTCGCAAAGCTACTGTTGTAGGCGATATTTCGAATTCGGACTATTTTGGAGAAATTTC